ATAAACATTATGGTCCAATACCACAAACAAAAGATGAACGTGATAGTAGAACTAGAATTAATTATCAAGATTCATGGATGCATAAAGAACAAAAATCTGAATACTGACAAGATTCTCCAAATTATAGAAACTTTTCAGAAAATGAATGAACAGAATGATTAAAACAAAATGGAAGATAATACAACACAATTAGAAAATCTTATTCTAGATTATATTAAATTTTGATATCAAGCAGAATATACAGGATTATTAAAAGTTATTAAAAATCCTCCAATATATACTTTAATGATAGGTTTACCTAGTTATATGACACCAACTACAATTACAATTGATTGTAATACTGATGAAGAATTTTTAGATTATATTTATTCAGAAATCAGAACAAGAAATTATATTAGATTAGAGATTTATAAAGTTACAAGAAATATGGACACTAGAGAAGAATAATATGTATCCACAAAAAGAAAGAAAAGGTACAGAAAAAGAAATATTAGATACTATAGATAGAGCTATTAATGAATTAGTTTATGAAAAAACTCAAATAATTAAAGCCTATAATTATTATCATGGTAAACGAGATCCAGAACAATTTCGACATCTGGAAGAAAATTACGGTATAGGTACTCCTACTTCTGTAGAATTTATTCCGTTAGTTAGAAAACATGTTGATGTATTGATAGGTGAATACTTATCTATACCATGTCTTCCGCGAGTTTCTTGTAAAGATGATAAAACATTATCTAATATAAATAGGGATAAGCAACTTAAAATTAATAATGAAATTGCTAAAGAGTTAAATGAACACTTAAAGAATACATTATACAATTCATTATCAGGTCAACCTAATACTCCTGATAAAGAAATTGAGAATCAATTAAATGATTTACATGAATCAATTGATAGAAACTTTATTTCTGATTATGAAATGGCAGCTCAAAATATTGTTGATTGAGCAATGCAAAGTAGAACAATAGATTTTATTAATCAACGTAAAATATTATTAACTGATTTATTAGTTAGTGGTACTGGTTATTATAAAGTATATCCTTCGTCAAGTAAAACAAATGTAGTATTAAAAGTGTTAAATCCAATAAATACTTTCATAGATAGAAATCCTGAATCACCTTATTTAAAAGATTCAACACGTTCAGTTATAAGAGAGTATATGACTAAAGATCAAATTCTAGCTAAATATGGAGATTATCTTACTAAAGATGATTTAGATGAATTAGATCATTTACAAGATTATTCTGTCGATGGATCTTCAACTACTTATCTAAGAAGTTATGATTCTATTACAGGTGACACTATAAGTGATGGTATTTTAGGTGGATTTGAAGTAACACCATTACTTCCTTTTGAAAGAGATACTTCTAAATATTTTAGAGTATTTCCTTGTTATGAGGTTGAGTGGTTAAAAACAGAAAAAGAAAATGGAGAATACATTGTAAATAGATATGAAGGAGTAAGAATAGGAACTAACATTTATATTCCTACTGGTAAATCTGATAATATATTTAGAAGTATTGATGATAAAAAATCTTGTTCATTAACTGTTAATGGTATATTCTATTCTGATAGAAATGGAGATCCATTTTCATTATTACTTAAAACAGCTAACTTACAAGATAAGAATGATGTTCTTTATTTTTATAGAGATAATCTTATTTCTGAATCCGGTGCTGCTGGTGATTGGTTAGATGTTGCACATCTTCCAAAATTCTTAGGACAAGATACTACAGAAAGATTAATGAAATGGAAAGCTTATAAAAAATCTGGTATTGCTTTAATTGATTCTTCTCAAGAAGGAACTCAAATGGCTAATACGACTTTCGGTGGATATGATGATACTATTAAACTTAATGCTATTCAAGCTATCAATTTAGCTATTCAAACTAATGAAGACGAATGTTCTTTAATTACTGGAGTATTTAGAGAAAGAATTGGTGGAGTAGAACAGAGAGATGCTGTAACAAATGTACAAGTTGGTGTAAGACAATCATCATTAATAACAAAACAATATTATCAAATCATGGATTTAATGACTAGAGAAATGTTGATTGATATTTTAAATCTTACTAAAGTTGTTTATAAAAAAGGAATTACTGGAACATTAATTCTTGGTGATAAACTTAATCAAATATTTACAGCTTTACCAGAACATTATACTGCTTCAGATCATGATATACATATTACAGATAGTTCTGAAATAATTAAAGAACAAGAAACAATCAAACAATATGGAATGGAATTACTAAAAGGAAATCTTTTAGATCCAGAAACATTGTTAGAACTTGTAACTGCTAAAAGTCTTACTAGAATGAAAGAAGATGTGAAAATATCTCTTGCTAAGAAGAAAAAAGAAAATAATCAACTTGTTCAATTACAACAACAATCTGAACAATTACAAAAACAGTTACAACAACTTCAACAAGAAAATAAAAAACTTGTTTCACAAATTCAAAAACAAAATGCTGATAAAATTCAAATTGATCAAGAACGTCTTGCTTTTGATAAAGAACTTGGTTGGTATAATGCTAAAAATGAATCTGAATATAAAGAAGCAAAAATTGAATGGGAAAAGAAAAGAGTTGAACTTGAAGGTGTGCAGTTATTAGATCAGAATCATAGAAACGATAAAGTAAAAGCTAATTAATATGAATGAATTAAGAGAAAGATGGAAAGCAGAATTAAATGTTTTCTGAAAAAAAGTATTAAATGTTTCGCTAACCGTAGGTGGTGCTGCATTGGGAATAGTAACAGCAAACCAGATTTGAAATTTACAATCACTTGGTGTAGCACCAATTATTTTTACAGTTTGTGGATATATATTAACATTTTGTGGAGCATTAGGGTTAGCTGCTAAATTAACAAAATAAAATCCAAATGATAACAATAAATTTACTCAGAATATCTCCAGATAGTAAATATCTAGAGTTTAGTGTAGAGTGTCCATTAAATTATAAATTTAATAAATTATATATTAAAAAATATGATATGACTCCACTTAATGATACAGATGATTTATGAAGAGATTGTTCACACTTATTACAAAGAACTTCTACAAAAGAAGTTATGCGTATATCTACTGAAGCATTAAGTGGATTGACTATTGCAAATGGAGCAAGTACTATGTATTATGTTCAATTTGGAGTAGAATGGATTGATCCATCACCATTAAATCCAACATTACCAATACCTACTTTAGAAGATGTAATTGGTGTAGCATCAGATATAAATAATGTATATGTGTTATTAAAAGATTATTTATTAAATTTAGATGCAGATTGTTTATCACAAAGTGATTATCAATATTTGTTAAGAAATTATATGTTTTTATATGCTCATACAGAAGCAATGAGATTAGAAAGATTTGATGAAGCAGAAATGTTTTATGATATAATTAAAAAATCTTTTACAAATTGTACATCAGATAGAAGTGATAATACTAGAAATATTAACTCATGTAATTGTAATTAATATGAATGAGGTTAAAAATTCAATAGTATCATCTATTGTTAAATATTTAAATAATTTACAATATTTAGCAGTGGATGATACAAAAATTGCTGGAGATATAATGTTATTAATTATAGCAGATGAAGTATATGATTGAAGTAATTGATATAATTTACCTTACCAGGAACAATTAAAATTACAGAACTTTAGAAAAGCAATTATAAGAAATAATCCTAATTTAGTAGAACCTATTAGTAAAACAAATAATTTTTATAAAAATGTAAATTTACCTCAAACTTTATATACTTGACAAAAAGTATATGATACTGTAAATGTACAAACAATTGATAGTAATATTAATGGAACTCATCCTGTAATTTTACCAAATGCGATATATGATAATCCTTTCACAACTCCAATAATACCATAATGATACGAAGTAATATACAACTAACAGATGTAGAAATACCATTATTCGATAATCTTATTAGTACTGATATTTCTTTAAATACAAATTCTCCGAGTAATAATGATATATTACCATTATATGAGACAATTGATGTAATTCCAAATATGACTCCTGGAAGTGGAAGTGTATTTAATGGTCCGCTTCCTAAAATAACATCTTTAGATGAATTATTAAAGTATTTATCTGAAATAATGATTAGATTTAATACTAATCCTAATTATTATGTGCAAGATGATTTTTCATTATTAATTAAGACTTTATCTAATAGTTTAATATTTTTATATGAAAATAATACTGCAAATGTAGGAACTCAATCAGTAAGTTTTGTAGGAATTGCAAAATTAAATACAAATCCTTTTACTGATGCTTCCGCATTAAATAATGAATTTCCAGGTATATATTTAGCACAAGATATAGGAAATTATCCTATTTTTGGTATTAATATAACTAATGATGATTTATATAATAATTTAGTATTATTAATACCTAAAATAACTAATAATATATTTATTGAATATCAAAAAAATATTTATAAGTTAAATATTAGTTCAGGTTTTATAGCAAGTAGTATAGCACCTAATAATGTTTATGAAGGGTTAAACTGATTAGATTTAACTACAGGTATAGAATATACTTGAGTTACAGACGAAGATACTAGTCAATGAGTTGAATTAAGTGGAAATACAGGCAACGGAATACAATCAACAATAGGAACTTTAACTGAATTAACAACTATTTCAGATAATACTGAAATTATAGCTTCGGATAACTCTATACTAAAATGATTTAGTGGTTTAAGAATTTATACATATTTAAAAAGTAAATTTGATTCAGATTATCAACCTGCAGGAAATTACGCAACTACCACAGAATTAGATAATAAAGTAGACAAAAAAGTAGGTAAAGGTTTATCGACAAACGATTATACAACTGATGATAAAAATAAACTTGCAGCTATTATTGGAACTAATACAGGAGACCAATATTTAGGTGACTTACAACCAAAAACAGATGCATCCCTTGAAACAGATTCAACTACTATTGTTGGAGCTATAAACGAAGTAAATTCTGTTGCAAAAGGAGCAAATAAGGCTCTATCATTTACTGACTATCAAGAAGTTATTTCTAAAATGTCAGTTGAAGGATTGAATATTGGTCAAAATCTTTACATCGGAAAACTAAACATCCCTGATTTATGGATTAAAACTGTTGAAGTTACAAATGTACCATATACTTATATTTCTGATACTCAATTTGTTACTGATATTCTGTCAGGTACTCAAATCGGGTATTATCGTTTGTCTGTTTTAGAAACTCAAAAAGTTGACTTAACAAGTTACTACACAAAAAACGAAATTGATACTAATTTCAGAAATGAAACACAAGATACAATCGGAGCTTTAATCGAAACTACTGAATTAACAGAAGTTTCAGATACTACTAAAATTGCTGCTTCTGATAATGCTTTTTTGAAATACGTTAAAGGTTCTACAATTTATACATATTTAAAAAGTAAATTTGATTACAATTATCAACCTATTTTAACTTTTTCAACCGACATTGAAGCGGATAAGACAAGCACAACGAAAGTAAGTGCAGTAAAGACTATGTATGATTTTTTTGTGAACTTATCACAAACAACCTCACAAACCATAGGTAGTGCATCAAATAGGTTGACGAATATGTTTGCAAGTATTGTAAATGCAAGTAGAATTGATTCAAAAGGTTACATTTATACGAATACATCAAATGACACATCCGATTCAATTAATGATAGACGTGAAATAGTAATTAGTGGTGTTAAGCATTTTGAAAGATGTACGGTTGCTAATGCTTCTAAAGGTGGTGGAACTTGGGTTGTAGATGCTACTA